GGATCACCCCACCCTTGGTGGCCCAGACCTCAAGAACGAGCTCACCACACCTGCTGACCTTTCGGAAACTTCGCTTGAGCAGTCCTTGATCGACATTGCAGCGTTCACCGATGAACGTGGTTTGAAGATCGCTGTTCAGGGTCTGAAGTTGATCATCCCGAAAGAGCTTATGTTTACCGCTGATCGCATTATGAAGTCCACGCTGCGTGTTGGAACGGCAGACAACGACATCAATGCCATCAAAAACATGGGCATGATTCCGCAGGGCTATGTGGTCAACCACTTCTTGACCGACCCAGAGGCATTCTTCATCAAGACGGATGCACCTAACGGCATGAAGATGTTTGAGCGTGTGGCCATGCGCACTGGTTTCGAAGGAGACTTCGATACAGGTAACGTAAGGTACAAAGCGCGTGAGCGGTACTCGTTCGGATACTCTGATCCTAGAGGCATCTTCGGAAGCCCTGGAGCTGCATAAAATCAAGCACTTAGCTTGATTGCGAGAGGCCACCTTCGGGTGGCTTTTCTTTTTGTTAAAGGTGGTTTAAACTAGTTCCAGAGGAGTGGTATATGCCATACGCTAGTGAGCTTACAGGGATCTATAAAGTAGCTAACAGAGTCACTGGGCACTGCTATGTTGGGCAATCCACTCGTATTAAAAAACGTGTTCATGAGCACTTTCGGCTACTTAGGAAAAACATACACCCAAATCCTGAGCTTCAGGCGTCTTTTAACAAGCATGGAGAACAGGCTTTTTACTGGTCACTTGAGGTTGTTTGTGAAGATCCACAGGACCTAGATCAATTAGAAGAGATTTTTCTTCAAGGCCACGCATGGTTTGATGAAAAAAAACTTTTTAATATCTCAGATTTTGCTAAGTCTCCGATGAAGAATCGGCAACATTCGCCTGAAACAAGAGAACGAATTAGCTGTGGAAGGCGGGCTGCTAGCTTTAACTATGCATCAAGCGGCTATCGAAAAAAATTACAGGACGCTAGGCTTAAACAGTGGCTTTCTAAGCCTGATTTTGTTGCTAAAGTTCGATTTATAGTTGACAATCCAAGCATGTCTTATGCGGAGCGCGGGCGTGTTTTGGGGATGGATACATCATCTATCCGTAAACTTGCGCTTCGCTACAGTCCCTTGAAAGGAACATTCTAATGGCACAAACACGCTTCTCCGGGCCAGTGGCATCGGACAACGGCTTTATCGGCAACATTACAGGCGCAGTTGCCTACACCGAGCTGACCGATGCTTCCACATTGACCGCCGCGCAATCAGGTACTACGTTTTTCTTGAATTCAGCTACTGAATTTGCAACAACACTGCCTGCTCCTGTAGCCGGATTGACCTACACCTTTATTGTTAAAACGGCCCCTTCCGGTGCCAGTTACACCATAGTAACTGCATCAAGCGCAAACATTATTAAGGGTCAAGCGGTCAATGCAGCGGGCGTGGCTGGTGATACAGGAACCGCCGATGACACCATCTCTTTTGTTGATGGCCAAGCGGTGGCTGGCGATATGGTCACTGTCATCAGCGACGGTACAAATTGGTTTGCTAAGGGCTTTTGCGCGGTTGCTGCTGGCATCACCTTTACGCAAGCCTCTTAATAGGAGGCTCTGATGAGCGCCAGTAATATCCAGGCAGTCACCAAGACTGCCGATGCCCACGCGATTGCTGGGCGCACGCGGGTGATTGGTGTGTACTTCACCAACACGGCCACAGCATCTTCATTTGCCCTGAAGAACGGCAGCACCTCTTCGGGCACTGCGTTAATGACTATCAACACGCCTGCTTCGGCAGGGGCCAGTGATCTCATCATCCCGGACATGGGTATTTTGTTTGATGATGGTGTGTTTATTGACGTCAACGATGTCAATGTCACCAGCGTAACGCTGCTTTTTTACGGTGGAGCAGCACAGTAATGGCTAAGTCCAAGGGCATGGGCATTGCGACGTCGGTCAAGAGCGGTAACTTTCGACCGACCAAGCAGGGCGCAGGCATGACGCAAAAGGGCGTCGAAGCCTATCGCCGTGCCAACCCTGGCAGCAAACTCAAAACAGCGGTAACCTCGGACAATCCGGGACCTAAAGACGCTGCGCGAAGGAAGTCATTCTGTGCTCGTTCAGCGGGCCAGATGAAGCAGTTTCCTGAAGCAGCCAAAGACCCAAACAGCCGTATAAGGCAGGCTCGACGCAGATGGAAGTGTTAAATGGATACCGGAGTCATTGTTTGGAATTTAGTAACGTCGTTTTTCGTTGCCTTAGTCATGTTTATGATTAAGATGAATCACGACGAGCAGAAGCGCATTCAGATTCTGCTCAATAGAACTCGGGAGGAAATTGCCCGTGATCACATCACTCGTGCAGAGGTTCGTGCGGACCTTGAAAAGATTATGGAACGGTTTGACACAGGCTTTGAAAGACTTGAGTCAAAAATTGATGCCCTCGCGAAAAAGGGATAGTGAAGATGGCCACTAAGCCAGGACTGTACGCAAATATCAACGCCAAGCGCAAGCGTATTGCTGCTGGATCGGGCGAAAAGATGCGCAAAGTTGGTTCCAAGGGTGCTCCTACGGCGCAAGCTTTTAAGGAGTCTGCAAAAACCGCAAAAAAGGTGAACAAATCATGATGAAGAGTTATCAAAAAGGTGGTATGGCTGATGACATGGGCCGTGCGCTCAAGCGCAAGACCAAAGATGCCATGGGCCGTGCTATGCCCAAGATGCCTCCCATGCCCATGGGCATGAAGAAAGGCGGCAAAGCCATGAAAATGGCCAAAAAGGGGAAATAATCATGGCTGGACGTGGCATGGGCGCGGCAACGCGCGGCGGCGGTGCGGTAACTTCAGGACCGCGCAACAAGATGCTGAGTAAAACCAGCGAGAAAACGGGTCCTGTGTTGATGGCTAATGGCGGGCTGGTCAACCAGCACAAGCGCATGGCCATGAAGGGTGTTAAGAAAATGAAAATGGGCGGCTCTAGCTGCGCGTAAATGGCAACTTCAGGAACAACCGACTTTAACCTCTCGATTGATGACTTAATCGAAGAGGCTTTTGAGCGCTGCGGCATGCGTCCCACGGCGGGATATCAATTGTCGTCTGCGCGACGGTCGTTAAACCTGCTCTTTTTAGACTGGGCCAATCGTGGTCTGAACCTCTGGACCATTGAGCAAGCGTCTTATACCTTGTCTCCTGGGGGATACGAGATCACGCTTGGATCAGATACGGTCAACGTGCTCTCGGCGGTCATCCGTTTGCCAGGAGTAAGTCCGCAGCAAGACATCACGCTTGATCGGATCAGTCGCGAGGAGTACTTAGACCTACCCGATAAAACTGTGCAAGCCCAGCCTGCACAGTTATACGTACAACGTGCTAACACGTTCAAGGTCTTTTTGTACCCATCACCCAATCTTGCTTACACGCTGGTTTACTACCGCATTCGCCGGATCCAGGATGCGGGCACCTATACCAATACGGCAGATGTCAACTTCCGTTTTTTGCCTTGCCTCGCTTCCGGGCTTGCTTATCAGATTTCGTTGAAATACGCGCCTGAGCGGACGGTCATGCTGAAGCAGATCTACGAAGAAGACTTTGCACGCGCAGCGGCAGAAGATCGTGACACAGCAAGCGCACTCTTTATCCCCGACTTCGGGCAGTAGGCTATGTCCTTTGCAACAGGCAAATTCTCCTTCGGCCTGTGTGATTACTGCGGCCAGCGGTACTCCTACAATACCCTGCGCAAGAACTGGCGCGGGTTCATGGTCTGTCCTGACGACTATGAGCCCAAAGAGCCGCAACTCTACCCGCTTAAGTATCGAGGCGATGCGATTGCGCTTAAAGATCCTCGCGTTGATCGCGTTGAGCCGGTTACAATCTATCTTGGAACTCCAGGTTTTAGCGCGCCGTTCCAAAGCATTGGTTCTGGGTTCAGTACGACTAATCGCACAGACATGCAGCCGTACCCACCCCAGGCTTTTGTTGCCGGATACGGGTTTGTTGGCAACGTCACCGTGGTGATTTCATGACTTACGACGAACTCGTCACCAACATTAGAAACTACACCGAGGTGGACAGTAATGTCTTTAGCAACTCGGTAATTAACACCTTTATTACAATGGCGGAGAATCGCATTCTCCGTGATATCGACCTGGATTACTTCAAGAAAGAACAGTCAGGCGTTCTTACCGCAGGCAATAAGTTTCTTACAACGCCTTCAGACCTCCTCACTCACCGGTACTTGTTGCTTACAAGTGGCGATGACCAGATCTTTTTGGATTTTCGTGACACGTCGTTCATGAAAGAATATTGGCCTGGAGTCACGGAAACTGCTGGAAGTTTTAATATTGGTACCGTCTACACCATTATTTCTGTAGGCACAACTGATTTCACCGCAATTGGAGCAGCAGCCAACTCACCGGGTACTACGTTTACTGCTACTGGCGTGGGTTCTGGCACTGGAACGGCGACCCCCTCTGGTGTACCAAAATATTACTCGGTTTGGAGCCAATCTACTTTTTAC